TGCTCTGGGGTGGCGACCGCTCGCTCGGGAAGCTGGTGCGGGAGCGGTATCCGACCGTCGACGGACTCTACGGTGAGTTCAACCAGCTCGAGCAGAAGATGCTCGCGCACGCGCGGGCGGCCAAGACAGCCAAACTGGGACACCTGCCGACGACCGAGGTCGTCCCAAGGGAGGTTCTTGCGGCCTGGGTCAAGGCTCGGGTCGCGGTCATCGACAGCCTGTACAACAGCTCGCACGTGAGCTCGGGTCCGGATGGTTTCAATCACCGTGAGATCGAGAATCGGTGGCCGTTCATCCTGGCCCTACGAGAGAGCGAGCGCGCCGGTATCCATGTTGATATGGATGCCATCCAACGGCTGCTTCCAGAGGCTGGCGGCGCTAACGCAGCAGCCCTTCGTTCCATGCAGGGGCAGGCCAAGGATGGCTTCGTCACCACCCTGTTCAACCCGATCGGCTCCAAGACCGGCCGGCTCCGGGTCGAGGCGGGGTTCAACACGCACGGCGTTCCAGACGACACCTGCAGGAAGGCGATAACCTCCAGGTTCGAGGATGGTCTAATCTACACCTTCGACTTCAACGCCATTGACTACAGGTGCATGGTGAAGTCGGTCGGCGGAGACTTCGCCAAGCTCTACGACGGAGTCGATGACTTCCACGAGCGGACCACCCGTTTCCTGTTCGACCAGCCGAACAACCTGCGCCGCAAGATCATCAAGATGATCAGCTACGCTTATATCTACGGGGGCTCGGTCGAGACGATCATTGAGACCACCGGGCTCAAGCGGGAGTACGTCGAGGCGGCGCTGAAGAAGCTCGACGAGAACATCCGGCCGATCGCTGACTTCCGGGAGAAGCTGCACCGGGATGGGCAGCGGGATAAGTTCATAGACGCTCCTGGCGGCAGGAGAGTGTACATATACCCTGACGACCACCCGGGAAAGGTGCTGGGGCTGTACGCTCAGACCTATAGCTCGTGGGTGTTCGAGCAGGCGTTCACGGCGGTGCACCAGCTTCTCAAAGCTCGTGACACTGGCAGCGTGATCATCTTTTCTGTCCACGATGAACTGGTGGTGGACATGAGGAAGTTTGACCAGGAAGATCTGCCGGACCTTATTCGTTCCGCGATGGAGCAGGCCGGCGGTGGTGGTTGGAAGGTTCGCGTCAAGAAAGGCGGTTCATACGGTGAGCAAGCTGAGCGAAGAGCAGATCCTGAAGAACAAGGAAGTAGTCGAGAAGCTGATCGAGTCGTTTCCTGAGCCACGTCGTGGCCTAGTCCAGGCGATGATGGCGGGTCCGGTCGGCGAAGAGTATTTCGTCGCTCCCGCGTCGACCAAGGAAGAGCACCACTCCGCCTTCCCGGGCGGGCTGGCTGATCACAGCCTTCGGGTCGTCCGGCACCTGCGGAACCTCGCCAAGACGCTCTGTCCCGATAAGTTCAAGACCGAGACGCTGGATTTTGTGGGTCTGTTTCACGACCTGGGCAAGACCGGCGACATGGTCGTTCCCTACTACAAGCTGCTCGAGGGTCCCAAGCACTCCTGGAAACGGGAGAGGGGCGAGTTCTACGAGACGAACAAGGAGTGCGTCCATATGCCCACGCAGGAAAGGGCCCTGTTCATTCTCCAGAATTATGAAATTGTCTTAACAGCTGATGAATACTTGGCTATCCGGCTCCACGACGGCCAGTATGATCCCAGCAACGTCAAGTACGCCATGAAGGAGCCTGATCTGGCCCTTCTGGTCCACTTTGCCGATAGGTGGGCTACCGCCCAGGAAAAGATCTCAGTCTAGACATAAACGGTGTCTCTTCATCTACTTAAGTCGAATCGGTATCATAACCTATTGGAGACACTGCAATGCCCCTGAAGATCTCACGCGAGCTCCTTGAGCAGCTTGTCATAGAAGAGCTGGCCAAGCATATCTACCGCCTCGACGAGGCGCCCCCGGGTCGTAGCACTGTCCTGGATGATGAGGATCCTGAGCAGCTTCCCGGCGAGGAAGAGGTCCCGAACCCAGGCAACGCTCCTGAGGAACAGCTCCCGACTGACAGCCCGATCGATGGGATCGAGGGTGGCGGCGAAGAGGAGGGCGGTGAGGATGTCGAGGACGGCGGCGACGAGGATCCGGCCGATATGGACCTGGACGCCCTGCTGAAGGGTGACGAGCCGCCCGACGAAGAGGAGGAGGGGACGGTCGCCGGCGAGATCAAGGACAAGACCATCGAGCAGATCACTGTCGACGAGGACAGCAAGATCATGCCGGGCGCGACCGAGATCATCTTCGTCTTCCGCGAGAACCCGGACGCTTTCCGCATCCTGGTGACCAAGACCGGCAAGGTGAAGTACTTCTACCGCGGCCTGCACAACTCGGTCACCGCGCCTGTCGCGCCGATGCCGGCTGACGACGCTCCTGAGGACGAGATGGACCTGCTGGGCGGCGAAGAGGGTGAGGAGGGACCTGGCGGTGACGATCTGGCTGCTATGGCGGGTATGCCGTCTCCAGATGATGAGGGAGGACTGCCCCCTCCCGATGACGAAGAGGAGCAGCTTCCATAATGCCAAAACTGACTGAGCTCTTTTCGCCGAGCTCTCAACTGCCAGAGAGTGAGGGAAAGACCTGCCCTAACTGCGAGCAGGGACACCACGAGCGGTGTCGAGATTCATGGTGCGATTGCTGCGCTGGCAGTTACAAGACTCCGAAGATGGAGGCAGTGTTCAAGGAAGTTCAGGGCAACAACCTTATTCAACAGATGAAGACAGCGACACCACAGCCTGCAGCCAAGATAACGCAGCAGGCGCAGGACGCGTTGAAGAACCAGCGACAGACGTTGCAAGGCGTAGCTAAGGGACAGGGAAACATCGTCAAGCAGGGCAAGACGGATCCGAACAATCCAGTCCCAAATACGTTTGTCGTCAAGCCGGACGGCAGCGCAGACGTCATCGATCCGACCACGGGTCAATTAAAGCCAGTCCCTGGTATCGGTCAAGGAAAACCAGTTGATCCGATGAAGAACACAGGAGTGATGGGAACGGCCTAACCCTAGGGATCGGAGTTCAAATGAGAAATGGACCTCACAGAGTCTATCACCAAAGCGCTAATCGACCATGTTTTTCTCATCGCAGGCCTCGCAGTCATCTTCTGGTGGGGTCTTAAAAACGTTTTGCCCCGTGAGATCAAGGGGATGCTTACAAACGGCGGTGGCGAGATAATCAGGCGGATCGTCAAAGAGGAAAACGCGGAGAGCGAGGGCCGTCAGTCAGATGAGCTCCGTAAGATCATCAAAGATCATGAGCAGATCGAGCTCCATCACTTCGAGAAGCTTCTGCAGCAGGACGGCGAGATCCAGCAGCAGCTGGCTCGGCACGACGAGCGGCTGAAGGTGCTCGAGGACGATGTGAAAGAGCTTATGAGAAAGAACTAGGAGAGCTTAGATGGACGACATCACCAGACTTATCGAGGATGTCATCAAGTCTCTGAAGTCAGAGGCCTCGCATATGGCCTATGATAAGGTTCAGACCCAGGTCGGTCCCGGCAAGGGCGCCCAGAAGGGCCACGGCAACATCGGAGGGATGCGGAACCGCGGCATACCAGGATACCCAGTCCCCACCCGGCTCGCCACCACGCGTGGCACAGATGATCGTGACGAGGCCGGAGGTCTGGAGGTGCTAGAGGGTGGTCCGATCGACCGGATGACGGGCGCGACCGACTTCTCGGGCGATTCTAGAGTAGATAATGTCGGGCTCGATGACGCGGCTCGAGCCAATGAGGGCGCGCGTGATTGGTTGAAGGCGGGTGTGGCCGCGGCGGCGCTTGGAATGGCGTCACCCACCGCGATCGATGACACTGAGCCCCCGCCTCCGCAAGCTCAGGTTCAACCAACGAAGCTGTCCCGCACGGAGATGTGCCACGCCGCTGAGAAGAAGTACGGGCTCCCCCACAACCTGCTGTTGGCTATGATCCAGATCGAGAGCTCTGGCAATGCCGGCGCGGTCTCGAAGGCGGGAGCACGCGGTATCCTGCAGATCATGCCCGCGACCGCGATCGAGCTCGGCGTCGATGATCCGCATGATGAGGAGCAGGCGATCGAGGGTGCGGGTAAATACATGCAGAAGCTGTTGAAGAGGTTTAACGGAAATGTCACCCGGGCGCTGCAGGCCTACAACGCCGGCCCGAACAAGCATCCGAAGAAGTTCAAAGTAGAGACGAAGAAGTATCCCAAGAAGGTCCTCTTCATGAAGGCCCTGTTGGACAAGCGTGAGAAGCAGGCGGGTGTCAAGGAAGTTGTTGAAACGATCATTCGCGAGATGGGGATGGGTGGATCTGGAACTGGGCGTGGGTACGAGGGTGGCGGGCGTGGCGGCAGCGGCTCTTGGTCTGGTTACAACCCGCGCGGAAACTTCTTGGACCACGACGAGGAAGACGACGAGGACATCGCCGCGTTGAACCCGTCGACCGAGCCCGCGCCGGGCGCGCCGCAAGAGTATCAACAGTTAGCGCGCTCTCCCTCCACCAGAATGCTACCTATGGGTAATCACGGGCATCCCAACTCTGATTTACCGAGCGTAAATAAGATAGAAGGTGAGGATGACGAGGACCAGCTCAGGGATCCGACTGACCTTGGCGAGGCTATCTTGAATATCCTTAGGAAAAAGTCTGTTGTAAAATAACATATGGGAAAAAAGAGAGAGTTCTTTCAGCATCATCCGTTGCCTGAAGCTCTGGAGACCCATCTTAAGAGCTTCCTTTCTGTCCCGCAGTACGATTTCCTGTCTCCTGTGCCCACGACCGACAGAGTCAGGAACCAGATAACCGCCGAGATGCTGAAGCTGAAGGGGCATCACGTCCAGGCTTTCGGCAGCGGGTCGCACGGGACGGACGCGCTGTTCTTCAGGCCGGGTGAGGACGGTATCACGATCATCGAGTTCGCTGAGATGAAGAGCTGCTACGTTCCTGACACTGGAAAGAGCGCAAACTACTTCGAATATGGCAAGATTTCAGCAGAGGTCTGTGACAGGCTTGCCGGTGAGGTCCAGATTCTTTCTAGATTCAAGAAGTGTAACGACAGTCTGGACAGGATGGTAGACTGCCACATAATTTATCCGGGCTCTCCGTTTCATGAATTCCTTTCTAGAACAAGCTCTACGCTCAAGGCCGGAGCTCAACCCGTAAGGCTCCGTTTCAGCCTGAAACAGATGAAAGAGATGGGTGCGATCAAGGTACTTTGACCTATGGAACACTGGAACTATGCACTTTGTAACCCTCGTGGTAACGATGGAGCAAAGATGTTCCTTTTGAACCGTTCGAAGACCCTGATAACAGTCCACAAACGCCTGAAATTTGATCCGGCACATCTTTTCAAGAGATTGGAGGAAGTCGGTTTCCCTTTTCGGTTTAGCGAAGGCCTGGAGAAGATCCATTTCACGATCATCCCAAAAGCTACAGCCGGATACTACGTCGATAACAAGATCTGGGTTGATGTCAGCCAGAAGGGCGTCGATTGGGTCCTAGAGACTTTCATCCATGAGGTTGGGCATCATGTAGATGAGGAAGAAGCAGTCGCGTCGTTCCTGCACGAGGAGAGATTGAAGCGGTCAAAGTACATGCACGAGATCTTCTCAAAGAAGTCAGATGATGAGTATTTGGCGACAGGATTTGAGTGGTTTTACTCTGAGGATCATGATCGTAAGAGGGCGCTGCGTAAGAAGAATCCGTTGCTGTACCGCACCATCCAGATGCTTCACCAGGACTACCGCCGGAAGTAAAAAGCGCATTAGAAAGCCTATTTAGATTGCATACCAACGAGCCGCGGGAATGGTCCCGCATAGGAGAAAAACATGGGAAACACACTTGCAGAACTGAAGGCCCGTCTGTCCACTCTCAACCGCAAGACCACGAAGAACAACGACATTTGGAAGCCGAAGGATGAGCACGATGTTCGTTTGATCAAGTCTGACGTAGAAGAGCTCTTCGTGGAGCGCGCGTTCCACTTCAACATCGGAGATGCCCGAGACCTGCTCTGCCCGAAGATTAACTTCGGTGAGGAGTGCGTGATCTGTGATTACGCTGAGGTCCTGCGCAAGTGGAAGGACGACAAGGGCCGTGACAAGCCGGAAGTTATCCGGAAGCAGGACTTCGAGATCTTCAAGAAGATCCAGGCGACCTCGAAGGTGTATGTGCCGATGGTTGAGCGCACCGAGGATGGCAAGGGCATCAGCTCTCCGGCCTGGTGGGCTCTGACCCAGAATCAGGCCAACCAGATCCTGGAGGTCTGTTCTGATCCTGACCGCCTCCGTGAGTGCGGGATCGACCCCGATGACGCAGACAACGCGATGGACGCTGTGTTCAGCCCCACCAAGGCGTTCGACCTGCACGTCTCGTTCAAGAAGCCGGGCGAGAAGGAGAACAAGAAGACGTTCACCGTCATCGACATCAAGCCGAAGTACAAGCCCTCGCCCCTGACCGGAAACAAGGCCAAGGACGCGGAGCTCGCGGCTGAGGTGAAGCCTCTCAAGGATGTCTTCGAGCGGACGACCTCGGCGGACGTCGAGCGGGCATTCGCCAAGTGGCTCGGCAGCGGCGGCAAGGAAGCGAAGCCCGAGGGTGGCAAGGAGTACGCTCCCAAGACCACGGAGAAGGCCGAGAAGGCCGGGACCCGCAAGGTCGAAGAGGCGTTCGAAGAGCTGCTCGGCGGTAAGTAAGAAACCCTACTTAGGATGAGGGCTGGTGGTCTCGATTGGGACCGCCACCCTCCCCTATTGGAGAAAACATGGCAAATACAGAAAAATTCTACCTCGTCAAGGACTCGCTTCCTGGTCTGTCGGGGCTGCACGTTCGTGGGTACATGACAGCTACCACTGGCAGAAACTATCCACGCGTCGAGGTGGTCGAGATCATCACCAACGCGGTCGTGGGAGACCGGGATGTCAAGTTCCAGATCCCCCGGTACTCGCTTTGGATCAATCCCGAGCACCTGACCGAGGTCGACGACATCACGCACGAGTACACGACCAAGAACGACTATGGCGAGTTCAGGTACGAGGGCAGACTGGTACAGGGCACGCTCCAGATCGTGTATGCCAAGTACGACAACGCCATCACGGTCACGGTGATCGAGACCTCGGTCGAACCGAGCAAGACGCTCTACTCGAAGACGTTCTACGACGACCACGATCGCGTGCTGGACGTGCTCGTTGGTGTTATCTGCGGAGTGAATGACCCTGACGACGTGATTCTCGCGCTGAAAGAACTGGAGGATAACTAATGGCTAGAAAAGAACAGCCCGAAGTTCCCGTGGCCGAGGAGACGGACGCGACCAAGCTCTCAAAGTTGATCGTGAAGGAGTTCAACAAGAACCCAGGGAAGACAGGCAAGATCGCCTGGAACCTGGCATCAGATGAGGACAATCCGACGGATGTAAAAGAGTGGATTAGCACCGGTAACCTGCTGCTCAACTACAACATCGCCAACAAGAAGGGTGGAGGTGTACCGGTCGGCAAGCTGATCGAGATCTGTGGCGAAGAGGCGTCAGGCAAGTCCCTGATGTGCATGCATATCGCCGCTGAGACCCAGAAGCTGGGTGGTGTGGTCGGTTACATCGACACCGAGAACGCTTTCAACCCTGATTTCGCCAAGCAGATCGGCGTCGACCTCAACCGGCTGGTCTACCTGCAGCCCGGGACGGTCGAAGAGGTGGGCGAGACCATCGTCAAGATGATCGTGATGACCCGCCAGAAGTCGCCGAACCAGCTGGTGACCATCATCTGGGACTCGGTCACGCAGACTCCCACGCAGGCTGAGGTCGAGGGCACGTTCGAGATCAACATGAACGTCCAGATGGAGAAGCCCAAGGCTCTCGGTAAGATGATGAGGAAGATCATCGAGACTCTGGGCAAGGAGCGCATCTGTCTGGTGTTCACGAGCCAGGTCAAGTTCAAGCCGGGCACGATGTATGGCGATCCCACCTTCATTCCTGGTGGCAAGGCTGTCCCGTACGCCGCTAGCGTCCGGATCAAGCTGGTTCGTGGCGCTGCAGAGAAGGAGGGCGCCACCGAGGACGAGGCTGGCAAGGGAGACGTGCTCGGCGTCAACACGACCGCGACTGTCTTCAAGAACAGGCTCGGCCCGCCGCACCGCAAGGCCAAGTTCTTCATCTCGTTCGCCAACGGTATCCAGGATGAGAGCAGCTGGTTCGATTATCTTCACAGCAAGAAGGTGATCGAGAAGGCCAGCGGGTTCTGCTACATTCCAGAGTTCGACAAGGAAGTAAAGACGAAGAAAGAGCTCGCTTTCCGTGAGGCAAAGTGGTTGGAAGTGCTCAACGGGACGCCCGGTCTCAAGGATTGGGTGCTAAATAGGATGGACCAGCTCCTCACTATCAAGTATGGTGAGGTTCCGGATGATGCGGAGGTCGATCCGGAGAGTATGCTTGAGGCAGAGCAGCTGGTTGAGGACCTGGTCGACCCCAAGTAAGGAGAGCGTATGAAAAAGTTCAGTCCCGGTGAGTTCGTCAGGTTCACCTACAACCATCAAGCTGTAGACGATCAGACAGGCAGTAAGTTCAAGGAGGTCCTGATCCTAAACCCGAGCTGGCAGAACAAGGTTCACGGGGTCGATCTCAAGCGACTGAACCCGCTCCAACGGGAGATCATCGAGTTCCTTCTGGACCCGAAGAATGACAACGTCCAGTCTCGTATCGCAAAGGTCAATGAGGTCCGAAAGAACATTGACCCAATCGAAGAGATTGGTAACCCAATGATCTTCTACACACGCTTCCTCAAGCCCTTCCTGGGCAAGACCGATGCATACCGGCAGTACATCGAGAAGCTTATCACCAATCGTGTGACGATCAAGGAGGCTCCTAGCCGTCCCAACCGTCCACACCGTGAGCCTCTCTTCGGTGAGAAGCCCAATGCCATCGCCAAGCAGGGTTCTGAGGCGCAGCCGAAGGCTCTCACTCCGATCGACATCATGGCGCAGAACGCAAAGAACAAGGGGCTTAAGTAATGGGAGACAGCCGGATTCTATGTAAGCGCTGTGGAAGGTTCCACCCAAACTACAAGTGCAACTACCCAAAATGATCCTCATCTTCGATGGGAATAACACGTTCTTCCGCAACTTCGCAGCCAACCCGACCAGCGACGTTAACGGCGTGCCGACAGGTGGCATCATTGGCACGATCAAGAGCGTGAAGTGGCTCCTCCGCGAAACCAAAGCCACCCGAGTGTTCGTCGTTTGGGACGCTCCGGGTGGCTCCAAAAAGAGGCGGGCAATTCTGGAGGAGTACAAAGCTGGACGGAAGCCTCGCATGAATCGTGAGGTTGACGAGACACTCAAAGAGAGCTCAAACAACCTCATGTGGCAGTTCGAGAAGACCAAGACTCTACTGGAGAACCTTGGCGTCACCCAGATTGAAGTGCAGGACATCGAGGCCGACGACGCCATAGGCTACCTGGTCGGTCTATTGGACCCACAGCAGAAGTGCGTGGTGAGCTCTGACAGGGATATGTGGCAGCTGGTATCGCCAACAACTACAGTCTACTGGCCTACAAAGAAGGTGTACCTCACTCCCGGCAACTTCCAAGAGCAGACCCAGTTCCTTCCTGAGAACTACGTACTCGCTCGAGCCATCGCTATGGGGGACAGTTCTGACAACGTGAAGGCGATCAAGGGCCTGGGAGAGAAGACACTCCTAAAAATCTTCCCGTTTTTGGCAAAAGAAGCCTCATTTTTTTCAGATCTCGTCCACTATATGCGTACGCGATTGGAACTCCAGGACAAAGGAGACCTGAAACTTTCAGCGTCAGAAAAACGATGGTTCCCAGTGATACTCGAGAATGAGGAGCTAGTTAAGAGGAACATCCAACTCATGCAGCTTACATCCCCCATCATCGGCGCTGCCGCGGCGCATATCATTAGGACAGCAGCCCTGGAATCAAAGCCAAAATTCCAGCTGACAAGCTTCAAGCTCTCCCTGATAAACTCCGGCATCCAGCTGTCTGATGTGGACCTGTTTACAACCTTTCAAGAGTACAGAGTGAGGGCTCAAAATGAGGAAGCTAATGCTCACTAGCTAGGTTCCCCAAGGTGTTTGACCAACCACTTACATCACCACACCTTTAGGGAGCTCAACTAGAATGAAGACAGAACCGATGGATCCGCGTGACACTTTTGCTGGGATGGGCAGAACGTACCAGGAGAAGGTCATGCAGGCGCTTTTGCAGGACAGTCTCTTCGCAGATCAGATGGCTGATGTCTTGAAACCAGAGATGTTTGACGTCGCCTATCTCCAGGAGATCGCAGAGAGCTTCTTCAACCACAAGCTAAAGTTCAAGACCTTCCCCTCAGCGGATGTGCTGGAGGTTATGGTCACTCGCGACAAGCAGATCGACAAGGAGCTGTCTCTGCAGGTGCGTGAGTACTTGAATCGTTGCAAGGAACATCCTCTCAACGGCGACACCGGGTACATCCAGTCGTCGTCTCTCGACTTCTGCAAGAAGCAGACGATGAAAGAGGCGATCATCAAGGCCATCAACAAGATGGAGGAAGGCCCGTCAAAGTATGACGACATTGCTGGATACATTAGAGAGGCTCTGGTCGCTGGATCATCTCGCGATCTTGGCCATGATTACAGCGCTGGGTTTGCTTCTCGCGCGGTTAGAGTCGAGAGCAAGAGGATTACTTCAGGATGGGGTCCACTCGATAAGGTCCTCAATGGAGGCTGGGAACGCGGCACTATTGGAACGTTTATCGCACCCACGGGCGCGGGTAAGTCGCACTTTCTCGTCAATGCCGGAGCGGCTGCTGTGGCGGAAGGGTTCAATGTCCTCTACATCACGCTCGAGATGGCAGACTACAAGATCGGTCTCCGATTTGATAGCTACTACTCTGGAGTCGAGCTCAACAACATCCCAGACAACGCCGCCAAAGTAGAAGAGGTCGCCCGCAGCAAGGTGAAGGGCCGGCTGTTCATCAAGGAGTTCCCCACCAAGGCTGCGACGGTGCAGACGATCCGCTCTTACCTTCAGAGATTGCAGGCGATCAATGAATTCACGCCAGACCTGGTATGTCTCGACTACGCAGACCTCCTCAGAGGCAACAGAGGATATAACGACAAGCGCTTCGAGCTTGAAGGCAACTACGAGGAGCTACGCGCTCTTGCTCAGGAGTTCAAGCTCGCCGTGCTCACCGCCGATCAGACTAATCGATCCGGTCTTGAGATGGAAGTCGTCACTGTAGGCCAGATCGGTGAGTCTTACGCAAAAGCAACAGTCTGTGACTTGATCATGACCGTCTCGCGAACCATGGAGGACAAGCAGGCGAACACTGGGCGCCTTTTCGTCGCCAAGAGTCGCCTCGGGAGAGACGGCATGGTCTTCCCATTCATCATGAACCCCGCGACAGTGAAGGTGAACATGCTCGCGGAGAACTCGAACATCAGCGAGATCCTCGCTGAGGAAAAAGATCGCGCTCACGAGCGTGTGAGTGACAACTTCCAGAAGTTTATGAAATCACGCAAGGCCGGAGAGCGATAAGGACACCAAGATATGGAATACAAGAACTACGAGCCCACTGGGCTTGCGCTGGATATTTTTCAGAAGCGTTATGCCATTCATCCAAACGAGACGTTTGGGGAGGCATGCGAGCGAGTCGGCTATCATGTCGCGCAAGCTGAGGTAGGTGAAAAACAGGCGGCTGTCCGGCATCTGTTTGTCGACATGTTGAAAAAGAACCTGTTCTTCCCCGGTGGTCGTATCATGTTCGGCTCAGGTCGGCCGAAGGGGCAGCTCTTAAACTGCTTCGTCGTCCCCACACATGACAGCCGTGAGGGCTGGGGTAAGACGACCTACGATACCATTGTCATCTCTGGTGTCGGTGGCGGCGTGGGTACGAACTACTCTCCCGTCCGTCCCAGGAACTCGCCCATCAACGGCTCTGGAGGTAAGGCTTCCGGTGCTGTGTCGCTCATGCGAGGCATCAACGCCTTTGGCGAGGAGATGAAGAATGGCGGCGGGCGTAGAGTCGCCCTCATGATGACGCTCCGGATCGATCACGGCGACATCGTGGAGTTCCTGGACGCGAAGCTGGACCTCGGTAAGCTCAACAACGCCAACGTGAGTGTGAATTTTGAGGAGGATCCAGAGATCTTCTTCGAGAAGGTCCGGAAGAACGAGGACTACGAGCTCAAGCACAACGGCAAGGTGATCGGCAAGATCCCGTCGAAGAAGATCTGGCATAAGATCGTGGTCAATGCACTCAAGGGTGGTGAACCTGGTTTGCTCAATGGTTATCTTGCAAACAGGATGAACAACATCTGGTACTACGCACCTCTCATCTCGACCAATCCATGCGGTGAGATCTGGTTGGCTGAGTACGATTGCTGCTGCCTTGGTTCAGTGGTACTTCCTAGGTTCGTGGATGAGATGACGAAGGAATTTGACTGGGACGAGCTCAAGAAGACGGTGACGTTGGGTATCAGGTTCCTAGACAACGTACTCAGCGTGAACAACTATCCTCTACCGGAGATTAAGGAGCAGTGTTCCAACCTCCGTCGCATCGGGCTTGGGGTCACAGGCCTCCACGACATGCTTCTCAAGCTGGGACTTAAGTACAACGCTCCTGCCGGTCTCGAGTTTGTCGACAAGGTGATGGAGAAGATCAAGCACTGGTCATACGAGGCTAGCTCTGACCTGGCTGAGGAAAAGGGGTCGTTCCCGAAGTTTGACCCAGAGAAGTTTACCAAGAGCGGGTTCGTCAAGACGCTCAAGCCATCACTTAGAGAGCGGATCCGGACCAAGGGAATGCGAAATTGCGCCACCAACACAGTCGCTCCGGTCGGTACGGGCTCGATGGTGTGCGACAGTTCTTCTGGTATCGAGCCGATGTTCGCCTCCGCCTTCTGGCGTAACTGGCGTGATGGTGATGAGCTTCGTAAGGACGTTGTCATCCACCCGTTGTTCAAGCGGTTCATGGATGAGGGATTGTCAGTCAAGCACTTCCAGGGAGCGCATGAGATCAGAGTCAAGGATCACTTCGAGATGCAGAGAGTAGTCCAGCGGCATATCGACAACGCAGTGTCCAAGACAATCAATGTTCCGCATGGTATCAAAGAGGAGGAGCTCTCAGAGTTGTATATGGAGTACTTCCCAGAACTAAAAGGTGTTACAATATACCCAGATGGGTCGCGTGAGAACCAGCCTCTCACTCCGATGGACCTCGAACACGCCATCAAGGCCTACGAGGAGAACGCGATGGCTGGCGCCGCAGGCAACGACAATTGCAAGGATGGGAAGTGTGACCTATAATGACTATGCATCTAGATCTTAGAAACTTTCATCTCTTCACTCACGCTGGGTGCATGGACGGGTCGGCTTCAGCCATCCTGTTCCAGCACGCTGGCGGACAGAAGAAGAACATCAACTGGGTCCAGGCCGGACACGTCGATGAGTACGTCGCTGACTGCTCCGCAGTCAAGGACCCGAACAAGCAGCTCCTCTTTGTAGATATCGCTCCGGCTAAGGACGACACGGCGATCTTCCTGCAATCTCGGGGTAACGCCTTCGTCATCGACCACCACGTGACGTCATCTCGCTTCGCGGGGAGGCCGGGATTCCATATCGATGTGCAGAACAACGCGTGCGGGTGCGAGAACTTCCGACAGTGGCTCGTGAAGGGTGGGATGGGTGCCTTTGACAAGTATCCGTACCGCAGGTTCACCCAGATCATTGACGACCACGATCGCTGGAGGCAGCAGATCCCGTTCAGCATGGAGCTGCCTCGGTTCTTCTCGTTCATCGGGCAGCAGGAGTTCACTCGCAGGTTCATGAATGTAGAGGAGAGGTTCGCTGAGAACAAGGACCGTTACTGGACTCCGTTCGAGCTGGAGATGATGAACATCCTCGAGGGTGAGCAAGCGCGGAGGTTCAATAACGTGATGAAGCGCTTCGAGGTGGTGGAGCGCGAGTTCGAGGGCAAAAAGATCAAGGTCGGGTATGTCATCTCGGGCGAGATCAATTGCTCGGAGCTGCTGAACGATTACCTCAAAGCTAACCCTGAGGTGGACGCTGCATGTCAGATTAACGTCGACCTAAACAAAGTCAGCCTTCGCTCGAATGGGAAAGTCAATGTATCTAAGTGGGCAGGTGAGTGGGGTGGTGGTGGGCACGTGAACGCAAGTGGGCACTCTCTTCCAGACGGGCTTCCAAGAAAGGTGGCTGACCTGATTCATGGTTAAGACGTTCGATGGTGATAACTTTGATGTTCTTTTCAAGAATGTAGTATCTGCGATTATCCGTAATCCAGAGCACATCTGCAAACCTCGTGGGCAGACGGTGAAAGAGATAATCGCGCCGACCCTTGTCCTACGTAATCCCAGAGCTCGACTTCTCGCCAACACGGCCCGCAAAGCTGATTATGGCTTTGGTGTTGGCGAGTTTTTCTGGTATTGGGAGGGGAAGCAAGATGTTGAATCAATGCTTTACTACAACAAGAGAATGGGAAATTTTAGCGATAACGGCTTTACTCTTAACTCTGCGTACGGTTATCGTACGCGGGTTAAACAATTTGGCGGCAAGATTCATCCAACATCGCTAGACAACTTCGGTGATGGAAAGACGCAGTGGGTCGCCGCCAGAGATGAGCTGATCCGTGACAATGACAGCCGCAGAGCTGTCTTGATGATCGGCACGCCCCTCGACTTCGTCGAGGGCGAGAATAGCAAGGACGTTCCCTGTACGCTGCATCTCCAGTTCTTTATCCGAAACAACAGACTGATCCTGCACACCAGCATGCGGTCAAACGATGTGTTCTGGGGTCTGACCTACGATCTCTTCAGTTTCACGCTTCTTCAGGAGCTGATGATGCTCGAGCTACAGGCTCAGGGGCTCCCGGGTCTGCAGCTGGGTGAGTACATACATACTGCTGGATCTCTTCACATTTACGATAAGCACTTTGAGCAGGCAGAGCAGGCAGTAGACGAGGCATCATCGACTAAGTTCCGTCCGGCAGCGAAGATGGAACCGATATCACATCTGGAATTGTCCAGGTTGGTATCGCTCGAACAGTCGTTGCGCGTTGGAAAGGTGGCACAGCTTGACGAAGCTCAGTTCCGTAGCGGGGTTAGATGGATGGCAGAGCAGCTCAACGCACACCGGCGGAAGCGGGACGCCGAGCGAGCATGAAGGGAAGTGGGATCCTGCGACCGTTATCGGCCTCAAACAGTTTGACGAGGTGCTGGTGATCGGCAACCCGGCGTTTATGCCGTGGCTCAGCGACGTCTGCCGAGACATTAGCTCGGTCAGGAAGCCGGGTGAGTTGGCGATGCTGATCAAAGAGGGAGAGCAGTTTGATAAGGTCATTCTCCCTCGAGAGTCCATATTCTCTCCTGATCTGGTGCCACTTGTCGCGGCTCTGCTCAAGGATGCAGAGACTGAGAGAGGGATATTCGTCGTGTTCCCGCCAGGCGATGGGTGGACAGAGTCGGCCGGAGTGGACCTGTATTTCCCAGAGGGAAGAAGCTGGGAGCTGGATTCGACGTTCGGTCAGGTCCAGTTGTTTGAACTCGCACCCACAAGTTGGAGGATGATCCATGGGTAACAAGTATACTATGGAGTACAAGCTCTCTGTCAAGAATGAAGAGGGTGTTCAGACGACGTACGTCAAGAGAGTGATCGATCAGGGATTCATCGCGACTGAGCTCTCGACGCTTGCCGCTCGGGATGGTATCGAATTCTTCACCCTCCGCAAGGTCGTCGAGAAGCCGCTGGTCAAGAAACTGCTCAAGGAGACAAAGTGATGCCAGACAGTGATCCTACGAATCCGCAGGTAGACAAGCTGGACGATATGTACACCCGTCAGCGAGAGCTGATGGACGCGCTCATCGCGGGCGACAAGCTTCCAGAGTATCCAGTCGACATCACGTCGAAGTACGGGCAGCGCCAGATCAAGGAGCTGACCTTCGCGATGATCGAGGAGATGACGGAGGGAACCTACATCCTGAAGAACAGGTCCCACCGGTTCACCGATCACACCGATGTCGATTTCGCACATTTCCGAGAGGAGCTCGGCGACGCTCTTGCCTACTTCCTGGAGATCTGCATCTTTGCGGGAATCTCTCCTGCAGAGCTGTACGAAGAGTACTGCCGAAAGAACTTCATCGTCAAGAAGAGAGTGACGGATGGATACTAAGATCCTCCACGACTTCCAGAAGTTTGTGCTCTCCATGAGGATGTGTGGAGCAGAGGTCAAGCCAGAGAATCAACCTCTCTGGACGATCGGTCTGGTTGAAGAGGCGGGTGAGGTCGCGGGTCAGATCAAGAAGGAGTTGTACCACGGCTGGCCCAAAGATGACGCTCGGGTCGTCAGCGAGTGTGGAGACGTCCTGTTTTATATGACTTGTATTCTGCATGACAGGGGGCTCTCGCTTGAGCATGCGATGCTGGCGAACATCGAGAAGTTAAAACGCAGATATCCAAATGGGTTCACGAAGTACGATTCAATCAATAGAAAGGATTAACACTATGGGACGTATCTTTGTCGGCCTGTTGGCCGCGTTGTCGTTGGTTGCTTGTCAAGGCCCTACGACTCCTGATCCACTGCAGGGACCTGAGGGACCCACCGGTCCGACTGGTCCTGCAGGAGAAGTTGGCCCCGCTGGTCCGACGGGCCCCGCAGGAGCTGTGGGCGCACAGGGTCCACAGGGCGCTCAAGGCTTGCAAGGAGTTCAGGGTCTTCCTGGCGCTGCTGGCTCACAGGGCGCAGTTGGTCCTCAGGGACCGCAGGGACTTGCTGGTCCACAAGGTCCTGCTGGTGTCAAGGGAGCTGACGGAGCAAAGGGAGCCACGGGAGCTACTGGCCCGACCGGTCCTACCGGCGCAGTTGGTCCTACCGGTCCTGTCGGTAAGGACGGGACAAACGGGTTCTCGCCTACTGTCGTTCCTGCTGACACAAATGCTGAGACAGGATGTGAGTACGGTGGAGTCAAGATTACTGACTTCATCGGAAACGTCACGTTCGTCTGCAACGGTGATCCTGGTATTCCTGGCCAGAACGGTGTCGACGGGCAGAGCGTCCAGATGGCGAAGGAACCGTGTGGCAAGAACTGCAAGAACGGTGGCGTCAAGCTCTGGATCGGCACCAACGTGCAGTATGTCTGCAACGGGTAAGGAGACAACATGAGAAAATTCATCATCGCTCTTGCGTTGCTGTTCGCGCTGCCCGTGTATGCTGCTGAGCCTGTTGTTTGTGCTCCAGATACTCGGGCCTGTAAGCCACCTGCTGTTAAGGTGAACGGCCGTTGCACCATCATCAAGGAAGTTCCTGCTCCGTGCCCGCCGGTCCCCGCACCGGTGGTGGTGACGAAGGAAGTCATCAAGGAAGTCCCAGGGCCGGTGGTGACTAAGACCTACCCGGTCGAGGTTATCAAGCTCGTCGAGCTCGAGAGCCCCTGGGAGAACATGGTGTTCGCCCGTTTCGGCGCTCACTGGAACACGAACGGGTACCCGTCCACGCTCCAGACCCAGGATACTCTCAACGCCTACCCGTTTGCTAACTGGGGCAGCTGGGACGTCGGCACTGAGTTTCACTACAAGCCGGCTCGCATGGGACTCCGATCCTCTGTGGGGAACAACGGGATCTCTGGCATCGTCCAGGTCTTCCCCGTTCAGGGACGCTTGAATTGGTACATCGGAGCCGGTGCAGCGTACACTCAGTACCCGTTCTATCGGCCGACTGTCCCGAATATCCAGAGGTACTGGGATATCCAGGCTGCGACCGGTGTCGAGTACGCTTTTACTAAGAATATCATTGGTCTTGCTGACGTCCGCGCCAGCGTGCCAGTGCCCTGGACCAACACGAACTCTCTGACCTGGAATGATTTCGGTTCCGCAATGGGTCAGACAGCAGTGATGGTGGGTGTAGGCTACCGATTCTAGAGGCAGTCAGAAGGCCCCCGGAACCCCCGCGGGGCCTTTTTTGTATGCAGGGCCATAAGGTATATGGTCCCAACCGTAAGGTCACTCTGCAAGGGCTGCAGGAGTTTCCGACGCTTCCTTGCTAATGGACCCTGGGTTGACTACTTAAAGGGAAGCTATGCTTTTGTCCATAGAGAAAAAACCATGAGAAAATACATCGTTCCTATTGTTTTCGCAATCGGGCTAGCGGTAGCTTATTACTTCAGCTACCAGCACGTGAAAAAGCATGAGGCTGACCTGACGCCAGCGCAGCAGGTGATGATGAAGCAGGTGCTTGAAGAAGAAGCTAAGCGGCACGACAAGGTTGAGACTGAGCTAAAGGCCCAGCAGGAAAAGATCGTAAAAGAGCTAAAGGATCAGCAAGACAGACTTGAGCGTGATCTAAAAGCTTGGAAGGAAGAGGTACGTGAGCGGCTGCCAGCAAGGAAGAAGAATCCGTGAGCCTACGAGACGTCTTTCTCATAAAAGAGGATGTCTACCACCAGCACTGGACCAGTGATGGCAAGCGGTACAACGTGGGCATGCTCTATGACTACGCGAAAGCGGTGACTGAGCCTGAGGAGGTTCCGCTAGACGCGCTCCAGAAACAGTTTGAGAAGACGAACGTCGACGAGGAGAAGTGGAGCGACGAGTTTGTGGAGCGCTGCCAGAACACGAGCCTGAAGTATCCCATCCTTGTGGTCATCGACGACAAGAAGCGGATGTGGATCGCGGATGGTAACCATCGCTATGGCAAGGCGGTCATGCAAGGCGATGAGATGATCCAAGCCTATGTCGTGAGAGAGCGTGATCTTCCTGAAAAGGCGATCGAGCCGAAACCCAGCATCGACGATCAGGGCTCGCACCACACCGAGGATTAGATTTCCTCCTGCTAAAATCTGTACTATATTATTAGAAGGCAATTACGCCTCTTGAAAAATAGGTATCCCATGAACTCCTCACATTGCGGCACTCATTAACACCGAAACCCCTCCTCAGAGGGATGTGATCGCGCACTACTGTCTCACCCGCGCGGATATCCCGGCAGGCCTCCAAGCAGCTCAGCTTATCCACGCAGCTGGAGAGTCGTCACCCGGAAACCTTCCACCTCATACGTACGCCATCGCGCTGACATGCGCGAATGAGGAAGAGCTGCACGCGCTCTCTCGGAAGCTCTTCCTTGCCGGGATCAAGCACAAGCGCATCATCGAGTCCGACATGCCATACAGCGGGCAGCTGATGGCGATCGGCATCCCACCTCAGCCACGGAGCCAACTGAAGCGGTACCTATCATCTTGTAAACTTCTGAAGTAGTATAGCAGTAGCAACACTGCTGATACTGCGCCACTCCCAGCGGAGGCTCGGGTGGTCGTAAGTCGCAGAGCACCAGCGGATGTGTTCAGCCCTCCGCTTTCCGCTGGTGCACCTTACGCCTGGGTAGCTTAGAGAAAGCGCCGGACTGATTCCAGACGGAGATCGTTGAGGCAAACTCAACCCCGGGCACTATGTCAGAGTATAACGAAAAGCCGAAGACGTTGATAGAGGCAATGAAAAAGTCGATGGCGAAGTCAGGTAAGATGGAAGCTGTGCTTCGCGTAGCAGACAGAATTATGCCTGACGAAGCAAAGAGGATTAGGGCCCTTAGCTCAGTGAAAGAGCAACCGGAGTAATGACCCGGTAGGCCGTGGGTTCGATTCCCACAGGGCTCACCAGTTTGTGCCTGTTTAGCTCAGAGAAGAGCGCCCAGAGTAATGACCTGGGAGGCCCTCCGGTCGGCCCGGAGAACAGGCGTTGAATTAGGACGTGGGAAGATCAGTAGGCCCCTTTAGCTGGGTCAGTCACTGCCGTTGCGCCAGCCGTCCTATTTAGCTATGCCGGGGGTCTCCGAGGGTCAGAGGAGAGCAAAGAGCGTGCCCGCTCGCCCCCGGCACCACTTGTGGAGGACATGTGCCTTTCGACCCAAACACATCCCTGACCGCAGAGCAGAAACTGTTCAACATCAAGGCCAAGCTGAACAAGCTTGAGCGTATGTTCCATGAGATGGAACACAGCTCGTCTACCTCTCTCGCAGTGGTGCGCGTGATCCATATCATGCGCGTCGCGCTGAAAGAGATCCAGGACGAAGTCGACCGTGTATAAAAAATATACACCATTCTCTTGAAAGTCATGTAGGCCTCCTCCTTAGCATTCTTATCTTAGGAGGCAGTACATATGACATTTCTAGACGGCTACTCAGCCAAACTCGTCGAATACATGCTCGCGGTTTCTTACCTCATCCTTTTCGTGGGCTTCTGGAGGTACATCCATTCCAACCCCACCGCTCAGGAGGCCAAGTCATGATCCTCGCTATGCCGATGGCCCTCGCCGGTTGCCTTTTCCTGTACGCCCTGCAGTATTCAAACTGGAGGTAACATTATGATCCTCGCACTCCCCCTCGCTATTCTCGGTCTCATCTTCGTAGGTTACATGGCTCGACTGGAAGCGGTGCGCTAACTGCCTCCTCCACAGTTCCCCCGCATCGCTCGGCGGCCCCTTCCTTTTGGTTGGGGCCGTGCTGTTTTTGGAACCCTACTTACTCCATGCGATACAGCACTATACTGGCAGACCCTCCCTGGAACGAGCGTGGGGGCGGGAAGATCAAGCGTGGCGCCGACAGGCACTACAAGCTCCTGAAGACGGAGGAGATAATCTCTCTTCCGGTTGCATCGTTGGCTGAGGACAACGCACATCTTTATCTGTGGGTGACAAATGGACATCTTCCCGATGGGCTTCGAGTTATGGATGCTTGGGGTTTCAGGTACAAAACCAACATCGCCTGGGCCAAAGACCGGTTCGGCCTCGGACAGTACTTCCGTGGACAGCACGAGCTCTGTCTCTTCGGCGTCCGAGGCAATATTCCATATCGGACCCGACGTGACGGAAAGCGAGCGCAGGGTCGAACACTCATCACTGCTCCCCGAGGAGAACACTCCGAGAAGCCCGAAGAGCTGAGGAACATGATCGAGCTGGTCTCGCCCGGTCCGTACCTCGAGCTCTTTGCCCGCCAGAAGTATCCGGGCTGGGACAGCTGGGGAGATGAGGTTAAGAGTGACGTGGAGATGCCTGGCATGTGGAGTGCTGTGGTATAATAACCATATGATCAAGAAATACGTGTGCGACTACTGCCGTGGGTTCGGCATCGTGACCACCTGGCACGTCATTGAGGATCCTATCCCACCCGTAGACCCTGACGCTGCTACGGGTGAGCTGTTCGAGGTCGAGGAGCAGTGTCCTCGGTGCACAAAATTGGGCGCTCCTCCCTGGGTCGAGATGGCGATCAACGGCCCGCCGTCACCTCGGGAAGGCGTGATCGACGTGGAATACATCATCATCGAGGACAAATGACAGTCTGGGAGAAGATCAAGTTCTTCTTTGGTTGGCGACCTGAGAGATGGTGCGACCGCTGCAAGTGCGTGCACGAGCCACCCGACCCTGATTTCGAGGAGAAGCTATATAGCATGCTAGCTAAGCAGATCGCCGATGAGGTTGACAACCAGATTATGGAAGATATGATTAAGGAATTCGGAGAGCGTAAGTGATCAAAGAATTCGCGTCGCTTCATAACCACTCACACTTCTCGGTGATGGATGGTCTCTCGTTGCCAGATGAGATGATCACCACCGCGAAGGCGAAGGGCCTGCGCTCCATCGCGATCACGGACCATGGAGTGGCTCACGCCCACGCAGATATCTACCTCTCGGCCAAAAAGCGGGACATGCGCGCCATCTTCGGGGTGGAGGCGTACGTCATCGACAGCCTCGAGGAATGGAAGAAGCTTAAGGAGGCAAAGGATGAAGGTGACGAGGATGCTACAAACACGGGAGCCTTCAAAAAGGCAGGTCGAAAGGGCCATCTCGTTATACTCGCGTGCAATCGAGAAGGCCTTGC